TATCGTCAAGATGTCGAAGCTCGCCTTGCTCGTAGTAAAGACCTTTTGTAATCCATAGTTCGTTCATCCCATGAAGCGCTTAGTTTGTGCTATTCGCTTCATACGGACGCAGCCGCCTTTTCATGGAACGGGGGAGAGGTTATGGATTTACCAATGACTGAACTACAAGTAAAGCAAGCGTTACGCCTTCAGAAGGCTGCCCAGAAAACAACCAAGCTCACCTATAGAGGTGTCCAATACTTAATGACTAAGTAAGCTTATCTAAATTTCCTTGTAAAACTCCCAAGGATGGTTACGGACCCAGGTATGGAAAGCCTGGGTGTCTGCCAGATGGTGTAGGAAGGGTTCGACTCCCTTCCCTGGTATAGCCCTTTGAGCCCGCTACGGTGGACAACTCTCTGGGTGCTAGCGCCCCGACTATGGCCTAAATAGTCAAACCTTAAAATAAAAGCTTTTTAAAAATTGAAGGATCCATAGCTTATAAGAACTTACTTACTTTTAATTAAATGACAAACATCAATACGGGCTGGGTAGGCCCTAACGTTGCTAACGGCGGACGTACATCTGCTCAGAACTACGATACCCGCTACGCAACCGCGCTTAAATTATTTTCAGGCGAGGTGTATAATGCGTTCAATGATGCAACTATCTTCAAAGGATTAGTCCGTAACTATTCACTTAGAGGAGGCAAATCAAAGCAATTCTTGTTCAGCGGGAAGCTCGAAAGTGGCTACCACACACCTGGGACCCCAATCCTTGGTGATGCTGGACTGAAGTCGGCTGAGAAAACGATCATCATGGACGACCTGTTGGTCTCCAGCCAGTTCGTCTACAGCCTTGACGAGATTCTTTCTCAGTGGTCCACACGCAGCGAGATAAGCAAGCAAATCGGTGAGGCATTAGCCATTCACTACGATGAGCGCATTGCTCGCGTCTTGGCTGCTGCCTCCGGCGCTGCTGCTCCTGTAACCGGCCAAGATGGCGGCTTCCAGGTGAAGATTGGTGCCTCCGGTACTAACGATGCTCAGGCAATCGTCGACGGTTTCTTCGAGTGTGCAAGCGTCCTCGATGAGCGTTCAGCCCCTCAGGACGGGAGATGCGCGATTTTGTCGCCTAGACAATACTATTCCCTGATCTCTTCTGTAGATACCAACATCCTGAACCGTGAGATCGGTAATAGCCAGGGTGACATGAATAGCGGCAAGGGCCTCTACTCAATCGCTGGTATTCGCATCTACAAGTCCAACGTTCTTGCTTCCCTCTATGGAGTGGATCTGAGCGTTGATCCTGGTGATTCAACTTCCAGCGGTGAGAACAATGGTTCCTACCGTCCTTCCATCGACAACCTCGCTGGCCTCGTCTTCCACAAGGAAGCTGCTGGTGTTGTTGAGTCGATTGCTCCTTCCATCGAAACGACCTCCGGCTCGTTCCGTGTCCAGTACCAAGGCGATCTGATCGTCGGCAAGCTCGCAATGGGCTGCGATCATCTCCGCACTGGTGTGGCAGGTGCCTTCTTGGCAGCTGACTGATAAGTAAATCCTTTGGCCCTTCGGGGCCTTTGGACTTCCCATTTCCTAAGTAAATTAATGGCAACTACTAAATCAAACCGTCTATCAGCGGTAAACATTATTCTTTCAAATATCGGTCAAGCTCCAGTAACAGTGCTTGATTCAGGTAACCCACTCGTAGAGATGGCTGAGCTGACCCTAGATGAGATCACTAGAGCTGTTTTGGCTGAAGGTTGGGAGTACAACACAGAGCGCAATTATCCCTTCACACCAAATACTTCTGGCTTCATCACCATCCCTGCTAATGTCCTAGCTATTGATGCTAAGCCAGGTAACGGTCAACAGACTGTCATTCGTGGTGGGAGACTATATGACCGAGTTTCTCATAGTTATGCCTTTTCAGGCGAGCAATTTCTAGATGTCACATGGTTGTTTGAGTTTGATGATCTCCCTGAAGCATATAAGAACTACATCACAATTCGTGCTGCCAATGTATTTGCAGGCCGCTCTGTAGGTTCTAAAGAAGCGGTCCAATTTGGTCAGCGCGAAGAGACTGTTGCTAGAGCAACCATGCTTGAATATGACACCCAACAGGGTAACTACACAATCTTCCAAGATGCTGATGGGGGTGATACTTACCAGCAGCGTGCTTATCGTCCATTGGGAACAGTATAAAGGTTTTAAATTATGGCAGCAATCTCACAAGTAATACCTAATTTATTAGGTGGTGTCAGTCAGCAACCAGATCCATTAAAACTACCGGGGCAAGTTCGAGAGGCTGAAAACGTACTGCTAGATCCTACTTTTGGTTGTAGAAAACGACCACCAACTCAGTTTATCGGTAAGTTGTCTTCTGATATCCCAACCAACGCTAAGTGGTTCCCAATCTTTAGAGATGGGGTTGAACGGTATGTGATCACTATCTATAAGAATAGTGCTGGTACGACTGTTGTAAAAGCTTTTGATACCTTAACAGCATTAGAAACCTCTGTGACAATAGATGCTTCTGCTGTTGATTATCTAGATATATCTGATGTAAAGCACTTTGAACAACTCACGATTAATGACTACACCCTTCTAGCTAATAAAGAAAAGATCGTATCAATGGATACGTCTACCTCTGATCCTCTTAAGCAAGAGGCTCTTGTAAACGTTAATCAAATTGCTTACAATACTACTTACAATATTGACTTTCTTAAGGATGGGGACACTGTAACTCCTGAGAAAAGGTACAGAGCTAAATCAATTAGTGTGTCTCCTGCTTCTTTTGAAACAGATGATGATAGCTGTGCATTTGCGGGTGCTCAGAACTTCATCTTAAATGGCTCTGGCGATAAGGCTGGACTTAGTTTTAGGCTTACAACTAATTGTACACCTACTTCAGATGTCACTACAACCCCAGGTGTGACCTATCCCACTGGTCTTAGCTATACTCTTTCTTCTCAAATTCAAAAGTTTTACGTTCCTATTTTTGGATCAGCAAGTCAATACGGTGTGGGTTCAACTCTCTATACAGACCGTCAGACAGATAATGGCAACTTGGTGGTCAGGATTGTTGCAAGAGTTGGTTCTTCAGAGTACGGGAACAGATATGACACTTTAAGTACTTCTATTGTTAGTTATGTTGCGGGTGAAACAGGGTCTAAGCAACAACCTTGGGCTGTTGGTAATGGTGGACTTATAGTAAGTGGGGGCGTAACAATGGTAGTTAAAGTGACTAGCATTGGGACTACATCACCAACCCCCGATTATGATTATAAGTCTGTTTACAGCGCAAGCGTAACCTTAAATAATGGTGGTGCTAATTGGCGTGTCGGGGATACTGTCACAACTACGATGAATGGTAAGTCATATACAATCACTGTGACAGGTGAAGCTTTCGGATACTCTTATGTTTCTGAAGCCAGTGTCTCTTATACAACAGCTGCAACTGTAGAAGATGGGGCTTTAGATGTTGGACAGATTGTCGGGGGCCTCGTACAGGAAATTAATCTTCTATCTAATTACACTGCCACCCCTATTGGAAGTACAATTTATATCGAACGTAATGATGGTAAGGAGTTCAATATCCAAACCCGTGGTGGAACAGCAGATAATGCATTGACTGGGGTTAAAGGCTCAGTCAATGATATCTCTAGCTTGCCTGAGCAGTGTGTTGAGGGTGTTGTCTTAAAGGTTAGGAATACTATTGATTCTGATGCTGATGATTATTATGTAAGGTTTGTACCTGCATCCGGTGATATCCCTGGGCAAGGCTCTTGGGAGGAAACCGTCAAGCCAGGCATTAAAACGGACCTCAACCCATTTACAATGCCTTTAGCGTTGATTAGACAGGCTGACGGTACTTTTGTTGTTAGACCTCTTTCTGTAGAGTTTGACGAGGTTCTTAGCTACGCACCACGTGAAGTAGGTGATGATGCTACTAATCCTCAGCCATCATTTGTAGGTAAGTCTATTACAGGAATGTTCTTTTTCTCTAATCGGCTTGGGTTCTTATCACAAGATTCAGTCATCCTTAGTCAGCCTGGAGATTACTTTAATTTCTTTGTAGGCTCAGCTATTGCTGTTAGTGATGCTGATCCAATTGACATGACAGCTAGCTCAACCAAGCCAGCAACTTTGAAGGCAGCTTTAGGAACTCCTAAAGGGCTTTTATTGTTTGCTGAAAATAGTCAGTTTCTTCTTTCTACTTCAGAGGCAGCCTTTGGCCCAGCTACTGTAAAATTAGCAGAGCTTTCTAACTATGCTTACTCCTCCAATGTCCCACCTTTGGAGACAGGGGTATCAGTTCTATTTTCCACTGAAGCTGAAACATTCAGCAAGGTGTACGAGATGGCCGTTGACTCCATTGATAATCGACCCTTAGTATCTGAAAATACCAGGATTATTCCTGAATATATCCCACCTAATTTGACTATAGCAGCCTCCAGTCCTAATAACTCGTTAGTTGCTTATGGTGATGGGTCTGATCTTCTTTGGATATTCAAATTCTTTAATACCGGTAATGAAAGGAGTTTAGCTGGTTGGAGTAAATGGCGTATGCCCTCACCTGTGCAGATGCTAGCCTTTGATCATGATACTGGTTATTTTGTTTGTAATAACAATGGGGATACGGTACTGCTAAAGCTTGAGATGCTGGATGATCCCAGAACTTCTCCTATATCTGCTTTCGGTTTTAAATTTACGCCTAGGCTTGATCACTCTTTATTCAAATCCCAAGTAACTATTGAGGCCGATACAGATCCTAAAAAGCGAGTCATTCGTTTTCCAGTGGGATCTTATGTTGATGCCCCCTCGGGTGAGGGTACTCCTGCCACACCCTGTATAATTTTAACCCTAGACGATAACTCAACTCTATTTAGAACACCTGAAATACAGGAGGATAGTACGGGATATTATGTTGTTGTTGATACAGAGATTGCAGGGACTGACTTTATCCTCGGCCTTGAATATATGATGAAGGTTGAACTGCCTACTTTCTTTGTATCCGAGAATAAAAAGGCTGACCGTAGGAATATCCCTATGGTTGAAAATGTATATCTTGATCTCTACTACTCAGGCCGCTATAGCGTGACGATCGATCGTACTGGTTACCAACCTAGAACTGTTGATCTGAACGTCACTAACTCAGATATTTACTTTGCAAATAGTGCAGCTATTGATGAATTGTCAAGTAAAGGCGTCCCAGTTTATTCAAGAGGGGACTTTTCCAAGCTAACTATTAGAGCTTTAGATCCACTTCCCTCCTCTATCACTTCATATCGATGGGAGGGTCACTACAATAATAGAGGTATATCGATTGTCTAAATACCGTCGTGAGGCCACCTATAGGGATGGTCTCTTGGTGCTTAATAATATACGTCCAGAAGATAAAGCCGAAGTTGAGGGCATGGGTCTTGAACCGCTCCATGTCCCTTTTGGTGTTCTTGCTTGTGATCATCCCACATATTTTCATGTAGATGAGAAGCCAGCAGGCATAGCTGGAATAGTCAGATTAAGCCCAACAGAAGGCCAAGTATGGATGCTTTGCACTCCACTTATAGCCGAAGTGCCTCATACATTTGTACGTGAGGCTAAAAGATGGATGCGAAGTGTTGAAGGGGAGTATCAACTCCTATGGAACTACGCAGACGCCAGGAACCATGTCCACCACAAACTACTAAAACATCTTGGTTTTAAGGCTCTTAGAGAAGTGCCTTGTGGACCATATCAACTTCCATATTTAGAGATAGTAAAACTATGTGTACAGGAATAGAAGTAGCTGTAGCTTCTTTAGCTATATCTGCGGTCTCTACTGCAGCATCAATTGGTACAAGTGTTTACTCAGCCAGTCAACAGGCAGCTCAGGCTCAGGCTCAGATGAACATGCAGGCCTATCAGTCCCAAGTTCAGATGCAACAGCAACAGGCTATGCAAATGCAGCAAATGCAGCAGCAGCAAGCCCAGATGGCCCAAGCTCAACAGCAGCAAAGGCAAAGTCAGATTTTCCAGATCCAACAACAACAAATACAAAATTCTCTACAACAGCGGCAAATGCAGCAACAGCAAGCTCTACAAGTAGAGCAAGCTAATGTGCAGATTGCTAATCAGTACAGCCAACAGCGCCGACAGGTGACTATGGAGCGTGAGCAACTCATGCGTAAGTATGAAATAGACCGACTTGGATATAAACGAGATCTACAAACAGCTGCTGATCAGAAGAAATTTAACGGTGAAGCTGCTAATGCAATTTATAAGCAAGAGCAGATCAAGATCCAGGAGGCTAAGAAGAAAGCAGCTTTTGCACAACAAACAGCCCTTGCTAAGAGTATCGGCGCTAGAGGCTCAATCCTTGCAGCAGGTCGAACAGGTCAGTCCATCGGACTACTGGTGAATGATGCTGAAAGGCAATCAGGATTCGAGCAGGCACAAGCTGATGCAACGCTAGATAGCCAAATTCAAATGGCAACTATCGGTATGGATCAAGCTTTCTTGCAGAATCAAAATGCTGATCAAAAGGCAGATAACAACGTTGGTTTTGATCCACAACTTCCATATATGCCTTCTATGCCTGGTATCCCTAACTTTATTGATCCATTCCGAAACGCGCAGCCAGCATGAGTAGAATTTACAAATCAGAAAATAAGGGTACTACCTATCAAGGTGCTGCCCGTTCTATTGGATTCAATCCACGTCAAGCAGCTGATCAATCAAAGAAAACACAACAGCTTAAGCAGGCTATCGTTGCTGATGGTGAGACTAAGTCACGGGAGATTCAGCGCGTACAGCGTGCTGAGAACACCGTACTCCAAGCACAACAAGAGGTTGATCGTTCATCCCAAAGGATTGATCAAACAGCCGCTAAGAATAACCTAGGCATAGTTCAAGCTACTGCTAAGGGTGATTTCGCAAATAATTTACTCTTTGACCAGAACCTCCTTAAGTCAGAGCAAACCTACGATACTAATGTATTAAAGGGTGAGCAGACCGCTCAAAACTTAGCCATGAGGCTCGATGCTTCACAGCAACAGCTATCCAATCAGGTTAGTAATGCTAGGACTACGTTAGTTAGTAGCACTATCAATAGCCTCCTAGACTTTGGTGGTTCTGTTGTTAAGTACCAAACGGCACAAGTAGAGGCAGCAGAAGCGGCTAAGATCAAGGCCCAGGAAGAAGCTGAGATAAAGTTTCAAAACTCAGCCCTTCTAGGTGATAACTTCTTTAATGGTGGTGATGTTTCTCCAGAAGTAGATGCTGTAAGTAATGCCAATACAGCAGCTAGTACAGCTGAAGTTCAGGTTCTTAACGAAGTAGCTGATGACATTCAGTCTGGTAACACTGCTGAAGACTATTTCGTTGCTGAACAAGTCCGAGGTGATAGCAATTGGTCTCGCTCCTCTGATTCTAGGCAAAACGTCTATGCAGCCCGTTCCCAATATCCAGCCTTCATTGCTGAGGCTCAAGCTAATGGATTAATCCGCCCCGGTGCTCAGGGGTGGGAAGACATTCAAAGACTCACACAGAAGTTTGCTAAGGCTTCAGGGTTAAACCTGTCTGACCCTAAGTTAGTTGCTGATGTATTCTCTAAATCCGCTTTAGGTGCTGCTCAGAATGCACTTACAGCTGTTACTAATCAGGCAGCTACAGAGCTAAAGGAGGCTAGAGAGTCAAACGTTGGTAGCAGTGTTACTTCAATCACACAAGGCGTACCTACCAAAGGAGTAACTACCGAAAGTGTGGGTATGCTTTGGCAGCAGGCTGAGGGTGAGGTTGTTAATGGTCTATTTAAGGGTAGGCGATCTAGCCAATCTAGTCGGGAAACTACCCAGCAGTTTGCTGAAGCTCTAGCAGCCTCAGGTAATGCTGATGGTCTGAGGGCTTTAGAACGTTATGCACCTAATCCAGACACCCCTAACTTGACTTTAGGAAAACAGTTTCCTGAGATATTCCAAGAGCAGAAGATTAAAGCTAGGCAGGCAGCACGTACTGAATACAACCTAGGCAAAGGTGAACTTAACCGTCAAGCTGAAACTCTCCTAAATAATTATTGGTCGGGTGATGCTAGCCCAGAAGCTCTCAGGAAGACAGAAAGAGACCTTAGGAGGATCAACACCCCTCAGTCTCGTGCGATGGCTGACAACCTAGTACAAGAGGGTTACAACTACGACAGTGATGTTGCTAGAGATGTAGCCAGAGCTCGAGGTACTGAGAATGAGTATTCAGCAGCTCAGATTAAAGACTTTGTAAGTAAAGGTACGATGTCAGCTGCTGAGGGTAAGGAAGCCCTTAAGTATGCACCTGATGCAAAAGTACAGGCTAAAATTGATGAGGGCCTAAAACTTTATAAGCCTGAGGCAGGTATTAGGTCTAACGCCGTTCGCGTGGATAAGGATGGTAAGACTTCACTAAGTCCAGATGGTAAACCTATCCCTAAGGATTATCAAGCTAGATTCGCTAGTAATGCCTTTAAGCAGGCCCTTCGCATGAAGGAAGCCCGCTTCAAAGTTGAGCTAGGTAGAAGGCTTCAGACAGTCCTTAGAGATAACCGAGATCTAGACCCTACGTCTGTTGAATTCCAGCAGATTATGGAGAAGGAAACTGCTTATTTATTGAAGCAGGATCGATTCTCTATTAATTTTAATGTCGGGAGAGGGGGCTATTCCTTTGGTGTAACTTTAGACCCTAAAGGACGTATTGACCAGTTGACAGTGCAGCCAGGCGTCCAAGACGTGACTGGAATGACTGCTACTGATGTATTCCAAACGTCTGGGATATCTAAAGCTGTATTTGATCCATCTCAGGATCGAATCATAGAACCGCCAGACCTTGAGAAAGATAGTCTTGCTGTATTAAACGGCGAAAAGGTAAGTAAAAGAACCAACGATTGGGCGGCAGCCCTTGGTGTGAGTTCTAAGGACTTAATTAATGGACAACGCATGATGTATGACATGCCACCACTGGATCGTCTCGCTTTAGAGGCACCAGCACCTAGCAATGTTGTGGTTCCTGGTAATAAGACAGCCGGAATGAAGGCACTTACTAAGTACTTCCCAATTAGGGGAGCTGCTTATATGGCCTCGGCTATTGATCATGAATCAAACTGGGCAGCTCAGAGACCTTCATGGGATCTAGGCGCTCTTGATAATGCTGGTCGAAATGGTGGACTACTTTCTTGGAACAGAGGGCGACTGAGCAATCTTGAGGCGCGCTACGGCAGACCTATTGAACAGATCACCGAGCAAGAGCAACTCCAGTTCTTGCATGATGAACTAAGAACAAGCTACAAAGATTCCTACGCAATATTTATGGATCCCAATGCCTCGTCTGGTGACTTGGAATGGGCTACATGGAACTATATCCGTTGGAATAAAAAATATACCGGTACTCGTTGGAGTGTGGCTGAGAATCTCATCCGCTGGGGTAACCGGAATCTCTAATTAAACACCCCTGCTACGGCGGGGGTTTTATTTTATCTATTACATGGATCCCCTAGAAAACGATTATTCAGTAGACCAGCCTACTCAGGCTGAAAAGAATCAGACACTTCTACAGAAATTCATAGAAGAAGATCGCTTAGAGGCTGAGGAGAAAGCCGCCGCAGACGCAGCTGCTGCACCCGCACCCGTTGAAGAAGAAGAAGCGGCAACACCTAAAACAGATAAAGCCATGCAGATGGCTGAAGAGACTGGGGAGTTGCCAGTTATCAGTGCGGTTGGCGATTTACTTGGATCAGCCTTAGATTCATTTTCAGATGAACGCAGTGAAGAGCAGGATTCAGAACGGGTAGCTGGTAAAGGTGGTGATGTTCGTAATCCCATTGATACCGCTGTTGCTTGGGTAGCTGATCAAGTTGATAACACCTTTCAAGGTGATCAAAAGACTTACGAGGAGATTAGAGATAAGATTGATAAGGGTAAGGCTGACAAGGCTAAGAAAGATGCTGAGGCTCCAGCAATACAACGTGCCTTAGCTGAGCCATTACGTGCTTTCGATGGTTCCTTGGTTGGAGCAGCTGAAAGTGCTTTGGAAGCGGCAGAGATTGTCGGTGATACTGCCAAAACATTTGCCTCAAAAGTTAATCTAGTCGGATACGATCCAAAGGATGATCCCTTCTCTAGTAAATACAGCTGGGCTAGCTGGAATCTAGGTAAGGATGATATTGGAGCCCAGACAGGAGTTGGCAAGATCACCCAAGGCTTTGGAGAGTTCTTTGTAGCTTTTGCAGGCACTGGTGGAGGTTCTGCTACTGCAAATCTATTTAAGACTGGAGCACAGGGATTAGGTAAAGCTGGTAAGGCTAAGGCAGTACTAGGCACTATGGGCCGTGAAGCCCTAGAAGGTGTAAAGGCTGACCTTATCTTAGCTGCATCAGGTGAAGGCAACCTGTCCAACCTGATCAAAGAGAATGCTCCTGATTGGTATCCAACATGGTTATCTGCACTATCAGTTGAAGAGGATGACAATCCCTATGAGGCTGCATTTAAGACAGCCTTTGAAGGTGGTCTATTAGGTGCTCCTATTGGGGGTATTGGTGCCTACATCAAAGGCACTCGTGCTATTAACAAGCTTAAAAAGCTGAAGCCTAATGCTACTGAAGAGGAGTTAGGTAATGCTGCTATTGAGGCTATTCAAGGAGAACTTAACCTTGGATATACTCCACCTCGTCCTGAGCGCCCTACGATGGCCTATGACGTTGCTCCTGAGGTACTTAATCTTGATGTTTCTAATGTTTCCAAGTTAGACGCTACTGAACTTAAGAAGCTAGAAACTGAATATGACGCATTTGCGTTCGATCCAGATATTCAAGATGAAGTAATCCGTAATGCCAACCCAGAAGCCGCTATGGAGGCTTTCGGTAGGAACATCACAGTCAAAGAACTTCCTAATGGAACCAAGATTGATTGGGTTCAGCGGGATATTAGTTCGGAATTTAGTCGCGATATAGTTGGTGATTTGACTTATCGTCAAGATGCCATAAACACGCTCATTGGCGAGGGTATAGAAAACCCATCTAATGAGCAGATTGAAGATGCCATGCAAGTAATCTTTGGTTTAGCTCCTCAGGGCAACCCAATGGCAGGTCAGAAGGTAGTCCGTATTGATTGGGAGAGTAATGGTGGCGAGCTAGGTAACTACGGGACTAAACTCTATAAGCAGTTTGGTGAGATTGCTAAGGATCAGAAACCTGGAACTATTATCCAGGCTGAGGCTGCTGCTGATGGCTATGGCTCAAAAGGACCGTCTGCCTCTCAGAACAGCTCTTTTGATTCTAATATCAAAAAGGTTAATGCTGAGTGGAGTGAAAAGTATGGCTTAGAAGAGTGGCAGAGACAGAACCCCGATGTAGACCCTGCTGAAGTCAAGGCAGATTGGGAGGCAAAAGATCGCCAGTCTCAAGAGAATATTGTTCGCACTGGTATTAATCAGGGGACCATCCCAGCAATCCCTGCCGATAGATTTGAGGTATCGAGCATCCGTGAAAAGCTCTACATGAGAGCTGGCCTAAGTGAGACTAACGGTGAAGGCATGATGTATGGCATCGTCAAGTACAGACCCGATGGACGCCGTACTATGGTGCCTCTCGATTCCACTAAGCCAATCCAGGAACAGATCGATTCAGCTAAGGAAGTACCTCTCCAGCGTGAATTAGATCTCCGTCAGTTTGATGCCCAAGCATTAGATCAACTCCAAGCATTACAAGCAGAGGCTATTCCTTCTACTTGGGATGATGTTGCTGCTGTTGTGCCTCAGCTATTTACTCCAGGTACACGTCAGATTTCAGCTCCTGAGTTCTCACCAGAAGCTGTTAATAGGCTTATGGATCTAGATCCTACTAACCCTGATGCTACTGCTATTGCCAACCCATTTACAGGAGAGCAGCCTACTAGTGGTTCTATGGTTAATGTAGATGGTGCTGTATTAGATGAAGTAGATGATCCTGAAGCTGTAGCCGGCTTTATTGGTAAATACTACGATATCCTTACCCGTGAGGATGCCTTCCTTACATCTAGTATTTCACCAGATTCAGGTCGCCCTACCTTTGAAATTAGCCGCTTAGTTGCTAATGGTGATGAGGCTATTTCTCTTGGCAAGATCTTTGACCAGGAAGGTGTATTTCGTCTTGATGATGGTAATTACATCAAAACAGGTGGCCTAGATCAACTGAAGAGAACGCAAGGTGCCAACCTTAAATCAATCTCTACACGTGCTCCCCAGTCAACACCAGTAGACCCTCAGAGGGCTGCTACTCAGACCTTAAGGGGAGAACAACAGATCTCACCCAACACGGGTACTCAGAGGATGCTGACTGATAATCAGGTAGCTCGTCTGGGTTCTGCAGGTCCTACAAGAACTGCTGAATTACTTGAGGAGATGGTTGTAGGTAGCAAGATTGATTTGTCTGAGCTAGCTGCTGAGGCCAATATGTCTGAGCTAGATATCGTCCAAGATGCTCTATCAAAGCTTGGTGATAACTTTGACTTTGTAGCTGCTGATGTATCTAAGCTTGACTTAAATGCAGAGGGTTACTTATCCCGTACAGGCATCGTTCAGAGCCGTATGGTGATGCAGGAGCTTTCCTCCCGCTTAGCACAGACTGCATTTAATGCTAATGATGCTACAGCTAAAGGTCTAAACAACCTAGATAAGGTTGAGCAGATGACTGACACTCTTAAAGCCTATATGAAGGCTTATAAGATTTCAGCTAACCTCAACTCTAAGCGTCTATCTGCTGGTGGTATTGAGTTACCCGCTGAGTTTGGTGTCGACGGTAGTCAAGTCAAAGGCTTGTATTCCCGGAATCCTGACCCAGAAGCCCTAGTCAAGGCTTTTGATAACTCAGAGAAGATGATCAATAAGATGGTTGAGGGCTTAAAAGGTAATAACCCTAAAGCACGTAAGCAATCCCTACAGGTAGCTGCTCAACTAGAACTACTAGGTGATCAGCCTTACAAGCTTGCACAAGGCATCTCAACCCTAAGTGAGATCGGTACTAAGTATGGATTGAAGATCATGTATAACAGTATGCTCTCAAGCCCCGCTACTCATATTATTAATACTACTTCTAACGCTATTGCTTTAGTACTTAGACCTCTCGCAGCTGCTGCTGGTGGAGATCTTAGGAGCCGTAAAGCCGCAGCCGCTAGTCGTTATGCCTTAGGTGAAACTTTGTCTGACGCTATGACTATGGCTAGGCGTAAGTGGAACACTACAGCTGATCAGAGTGCAAAAGGTATTGATGTATCCACGGGAGAAGCATCTCTAGCTTTAGATGAACTTAGGCTTAAAGCTGAGGAGTCTGGAGATATTGCTCTCCAAACTGGTGTGACTGTGATGTCAATGATCGAGGGTATTGCAAACCTTCCTGGTATTGGCCTTCCCACCCGTATGCTTACCACTGCTGACGAGTTCTTTAAGGTAGCTGTTCAGCGGATGGAATATAACCGCATGACGATGGAGGAGGCTATTGACCTCAATGGATCTGATCTACAAGCCAATTTTAAGTATCTTTTAGATAAGAATAGGAACCTGAACTTCACTAAGTCAGGTGAAAGTCTTAATAAAGAGCTTAATCGTATTGCTAAGGAGGTTACTTTCCAGGGTGATCTAGAAGGACCTGCTAAGAGGTTTGGTGAATGGGTTGAATCTTTCCCAGCTCTCCGTGTCTTCTTCCCCTTCGTCCGTACTGGCCACAATGTGGCTATGTACACCGCAAGCTATGTCCCTATTCTAGGTGGCAAGCTGGCCAAGATGGAAGGTAAGCTCACTGACCCTAATGTCAGCTCTTATGAGAAGGCAATTATTAAAGGGCGTCAGCGTTTAGGAGCGGCTTTTGTTGCTGCTTCTGGTTTGATGGCTGCTAATGGGATGCTCGTAGGTAATGGTCCTATGGATCCTCAAGCTAGAGAGCGTTGGTTAGAAACTAATCAGCCCCGCTCTATCAAGATTGGGGATAGATTCATCTCCTTAGATCGTATGGAGCCCTTTGGTCCCATCCTTTCTGCTGTAGCTGACATTCACTACGCAGTATCTGAAGGCACGATGAAGCAGGAACGAGGTAAGTGGATGGTTGGGTATTTAACCCAAGCTATTGCACTAAACATCACCGATAGAACCTTCTTCCAGGGTTTCCAGGACATGGCTAAGTTCATTAGTCCTAGAGGTACTGTAGGAGAGAGTATGGTCGCCTTCTTTGCTGATACAACTAACAATTTGATCCCTGCCGCAGGCTTACGCAGGACTCTCACTAACATGATTAACCCTTATACACAGGAGTTTAATAGTCAGTGGGATCGTTCTCTCTACAATGCCTCTGGGGGTGTATTAGGTGATACAGCTACTAAGCGTGACTTCATTACTGGTGAAGCTATCAGCTCTATGAGTGGTGGTATTAACTCACTGCTTCCATTTAAGATCAATAAGAAAGAGCAGAACCCAGTTAAGACTGCTCTGATGCGTATTGAATATAATTCTGATCGTATTGTTGAGGAGTTAGGCCGTACAGGTCTAAAACTTAAGCCCGAACAGATCTCTAAGCTCCAAGAGATGATGGGTAGTGGTGGTCTAGAAAAAGAACTCAAAGCTATTGTCACAGCTCCTGACTGGATTGAAGCTGTTGATGCTTATGAGGAGAAAGTAAAGAAGGGTCACCGTGTAACCCGTGATGCTCAGCTTTTCTATTCTGAGATACATGACACCATGTCCAAATATGCAACCGATGCTATGGATCAATTGAAGTACGAGTACCCAGAACTCGAAGAAGCTCTCGATGGATACCAGCAAGCTAAGGATGCTGACCGTTACGGCGGATTAACTGACTACTACAAAGAGTAATGGCAACTACAACAGAAAATAACTATGTAGGGAATGGTTCAACCACTCTCTACTCTTTTACATTCCCATATATTGAGGTCAGTGACGTCTATGTCAGTATTGACGGCGTCGATCAGACCATTACAACTGAATATTCCTTTGCCAGCGCTACAACAATTGAGTTCGTAACAGCCCCTACTAGTGGGGCTGATATTCGTATCTATCGAAGCACATCATCAGAGGACTTGGTTAGCGTTTTCTTTCCAGGATCTGCTATTAGGGCTAAAGATCTGAATGATAACTTTGTTCAGAATCTTTATGTAACCCAAGAGTCTGTTACCAGTAGTAATACCGCTACAGATGCTGCTGTAGCAGCCCAGGCTGCAGCCAGTCAGGCAGAAACGGATGCAGCTACCGCCGCAGCTGATGCCGCTTCCGTTGTAGTCATTGCCAACACAGCTAACACAAATGCTAGTGCGGCTGTAACCACAGCTAATGCTGCTTCTACAACTTCGGCTGCTGCCGCTGCTATTGCAAATACGGCTTCAACTGATGCCGCTAGTGCGGTTACAACGGCTAACACGGCAAATACTACTGCCGGTACTGCTGTAACTACAGCAAATACTGCAGTTAGTACGGCTAACAGTGCTGTTAGTTCTGCCACTACGGCTAATACAACAGCAGGTAATGCAGTTACAACTGCTAATGCAGCTACAACAGCAGCAGCAGCAGCTCAAACAACAGCAAACGGAGCTGTTACTACAGCAAACAGTGCAGTTACTACTGCTAACACAGCTAATACAACTGC